GGTGTGCTGCACCTGCTCGATCAGGTACTCGTGACCCTTCTGGGCGAAGCGGCGACGCTCCTCAGTGTCCAGGTACACGTAGTTGGCCCACACCTCGAACACCTGGGCGGAGGCGCCGAAGTAGTTGGTGAAGTAGGAGGTCAGGTCGAAGTCGAGGCGGACCTCGTGGTACTGCAGGGCAATCAGAGGCAGGTACAGACCGGGGTTGCGGTTGAAGAAGAACAGCAGGGGCAGGTACACGCTGTTCACGTTGGTGGCATCAGCGGTAGGGACGGGGCTGGATGCCATCTTGCCATAGTTGATCTTGTCGCTCTCGCCCAGGAAGGTCTCGGCGTACAGGCGGAACCAGGTCTGGTAGTGCTTGTCGATGCGCTGACCACCGATGGTCAACTCAACGGCTGCGATGGCACGCTCAGCCACCCAGCACATGTCAATGTTGGTGTTGGTGGAGGTCAGGTTAGAGGTGTTCAGCTGCGTGGGCTGCAGGCGAACGTACATGTTGCCGACCAGATCGCCGTTGCGGGCAATGGTCACGGACACACGACCGGAGTTGGAGGGGGTACCGTTCACCGTCTGCTGGATGTTCTCCATAGCAAAGTTGGTGTGGCGCTTGTACACAGCCTGGAAAAAGGTCACCACGGGCTGACCAGTCAGATACACATCCTGAGCACCGTAAGCAACGAGCTGCATAAGTCCACCGGCCATTTTGTACTATATTACAAGAAAAAAATTTAGACCAATTTAATTTGCAAAAGCGAGACCACCCATTCCAGATGCAATTCTCAGGATGTTGTAATTGACGGCAAACATTTGCTGAACCAGACCGTTGGGCATTCCCGTCTTGAGGCTGACCGCCACTTGCGCCATGTCTATGCGGCTGAAATTGCAAGCGCCACTTGGCTGAAGCTCCTCAGGCTTGAGGGCAAATGAGTATACGTAGATACCTGGATAGGGGTGACCGGTGTGGTACTGGTAAGACTGGTACTGATTGTACCATTTGCCAAACTGCTCGGCAGCACGATCGGTGCCGTTCAGAATCAACTTGAACTTGTGCAGAGGACCCACCTCCTGCCCGTACGTTACGTTGGCAGTGCCGTACTGTGGCAGACCTGCCTCGACCCAGAGAACGTTGCCTGTGAGCACGTTGGACTGAGCAAAAATAGTTCCGTTCTGGGCAACGGAACCAGCTGCGGTCGAATAAAGTGGAGCCGAAAGAACGGATGGGATATACAGCATTGGAGACCCGGTATTGTGGGGCTGTGTAAGAGCACCAGACTGAGCCAAATTGTTAGTATTAATGGTCACATTCACGTTTGCCACGTTAGACGAAAAGTTCCACATGGCGTTGGGGTTTGAGTTGGGTGCCGAGTTCTGGTAAACCCAAATGAGCTCCTTTACTGGGTGGTTGTACTGCATGCGGATGACGCTTGGCGTGTTCTCGCTGGAACTTCCGACTGGGTCGCCGTTCACGTACTGGACCTGCTCGATGAGGTACTCCTGGTTCTTGGTGGCAAACTTGTCACGCTCCTCCTTCTCCAGGTACATGTAGTTTGCCCATACAGTTGGTGGGTTAGTGCCGAAGTAATTGGCATAGTTGGCGCTAATTGTGAAATCGATGCGCACCTCGTGGTACTGCAGTGCAATCAGTGGCAGGTACAGACCGGGGTTGCGGTTGAAGAAGAACATCAAAGGCAGGTAGACATAACCGGTCGAAGTCTGGTTCACGTTGTTGGGGACGGGCAGGGAAGTGAGCTTTCCGTAATTGCACTTCTTTGAATCATCCAGGAAGCACTCTGCGTACAGGCGGAACCATAGCTGGTAGTGCTTGTCAATCGACTGACCACCGATAAAGAGTTCGATAGAGTTGAAAGCACGCTCGGCAACCCAGCACATGTCAGCGACGGAATTGTTGGATGTCAGCTGACCTGAAGATGTGGGGGTAGGCTGGAGAACGACCCACATGTCACCAATCAGGTCGCCCGTGCGAGCAAGCGTCACGGAGACGAGACCGCCGGGGTTGGGCTGCCCAGAAAGAGTCTGGGGAATTGCCTCAATTGCAAAGTTGGTATGGCGCTTGTACACCGACTGAAAAAAAGTGACTGTTGGCTTGCCAGTCAGATACACATCCTGAGCACCGTAAGCGACGAGTTGAAGCAGTGCTCCACCAGGCATTTTAGTATTACTCGCGATTTTAATTGAGACCTATTTTCTACATCATTAGTACAAATGTCTCAGCGTCGCTCACTGCCCCCAAAGACCCCAATGCCACCACCCCCAGAGGAGGAGGAGGAGGATGAGTTCGACGAGGAGGAGTTCGAGGATGGACCCGATATGTTCGAGGCGCTCGCGAGTCTGCTCGCCACTGAGGAAGGCGATACAATTGCGACCATTCTGTCGGGAACCAAGGATGCGACCGAGAAGATTGCTCTCCAGCTCGAGATGCAGAACAAGATTTTGGTCAAGATTGCGGCTTCATTGAGCAAGATGGTTCCCGTGACGCCAGTTGGAATTCCCGCTCCCGCCTAAAAACCAGTCTCTCGACAATTTCGGTTCAAGTTTAATAAGAGCCTATTGAGCCTTAAAAAAGTCTCGCGTCATTTTATCAATGGCAAGCACTCGAAAGGTCCACACAATTCAAAAAGATGTAACACCCGAACACGAAGAAGAAATTAGAATCGCAAATCAAACAAATGAAATCAATACATGGACAGTCGAGGAGCTTGAAACTTGCATCTCAAAAGCAGAAAAGGATGCGGGGTTTGACATTCGTGGGAATACACTCGCTTCTGAAAAGATGTGGGCATTTGTTCTCTTCCCTGAGAATCAGCAGAGGGATCAGGACAAATATCCTGAAAATTATGAACATGAACACATCAAAATTAGAAAGGATCGGTTTGTTAACAGTTGTAGAACCCTTCTGACTCGCATAGAGTCTCTTGGAGCAAACAAGACGCCGAGCAAAGACCTGAATGGAGACGAATTTACTCTTGAATTTCGAGTTCGGCGACTCATCGTGGACCGCAAGGAGATGTTCGACCAGTACCGCATATGGGAGCGCAGACACAACAGAATAAACAATCCTACCCTTGCAATTGACAATACTGACACGAGTCTGAAGGATGATGATGACATGTCCCCGTATCAAAAGATTCTTCTATATCTCCTTCATAGAGCGTACGACGAGGGATACCGCCGCTACAAGGGTCAGTGCTGTATCCAGATTCGCAATACACGAGCGTGGAGAATCGTCAAAGAGATCAAGGATTACATTTATGACGTCACGCAAAAGGAGGATGAGCCTGACATGTGGAAGAACTTGACAAGTCGTGGAAACCTGGTTTCTGATGTGGTCAAGCACTTGACAAACTGCAAGGATTTCCAGTTTCCAGAGATTAAGAAGGATCGTCACGTGTGGTCGTTTCAGAATGGGCTACTCATCGGTAAGGATTGGAATGAAACCGAGAAACAGTACAAAATTAAGTTTTATGATTACAATTCTCATGATTTCCGTGAGCTTGACCCGACCATTGTGAGCTGCAAGTACTTTGACGCGCCTTTTAGTCCTTACGACGAGCTTGAAGATTGGTGGGACATTCCAACACCTAACATGCAGCGCGTACTTGATTATCAGAAACTCGAGTCGGATGTTGCCAAGTGGATCTATGTGTTCATGGGGCGTCTGTGTTTCGACGTGAATGAGATTGACGGCTGGCAGGTGATTCCGTTCCTCAAGGGTATCGCGCGGTCGGGCAAGTCCACGCTCATCACCAAGGTGTGTCGCAAGTTTTACGAGACGGAGGATGTGTCCGTCCTTTCGAACAACATCGAAAAGAAGTTTGGGCTTTCGAGCATCTATAACGGCTTCATGTTCATCTCGCCAGAGGTCAAGGGTGATCTTCAGCTCGAACAGGCGGAGTTTCAGTCGCTCGTGTCCGGTGAGGATGTGAGCATCGCGCGCAAGTTTGACACGGCTCTGACGTTTCAGTGGAAGACGCCTGGTATCCTGGGTGGAAATGAGGTTCCAAACTGGAAGGACAACTCGGGGTCTATCCTACGTCGTTTGGTCACAATCAATTTTGGTCGTCAAATTGCAGACAATGATTCGGACCCGAATCTCGAAAAGAAACTTGATGTTGAAATTCCCACAATTTTGTGCAAGTGCCTGCGCGCATACCTTGATTATGCAAACAAATACAGCGACAAGGATATCTGGAACGTACTCCCCAAGTACTTCAAGACTATCCAGAGTCAGGTGGCATCGGTCACAAACTCACTTCAGCACTTTCTGGCATCCGAAAAGCTTCGGTTCGGATCGGATTTCTTTGTACCTCAAAAGGTTTTCATCACACACTACCAGCAGCACTGCAACCAAAATGCGCTTGGGGAGAAGCCCAGGTTCAACCAGGATATTTACGCAGGACCGTTCAGCTCGCGCGAACTCGAGGTTCGAACCGAGTCGCGCATCTACAACGGAGTTACCTATGCATTGCAGCCGTTCATCTTTGGACTTGACATTGTTTCAACTGAAAATTAAAATATAGTAAATAATATAGATGAGCTCTGCTCAACGGACCGCCGCCGCGAGAAAGATACAAAGCATCTTTCGCTCGAAGCGCGCTTTTCCTGAAAACTCAGGGATCATGACCAAGGGGGTGGTGAATGTGAGTAAAGTCAGGGAACGTTTAGAACGCGAATTAGGTGCGCGCAAACCAGGAATTTCCGCACCATTCGTCCCTGAACTTGACGAGATGATGACGCGTTTGAAAGGAAAACCTGTATATAAAACAAATTTCAGTGGAATATTCTTAAATGAGAATAATACTGTAACAAATGCAAATGTACAAAATGCGTTAAGATCAGAGGTGGCTCCTTTGAAGAGCTCGGGTATCCGCTTTTCCAAAACAAAATTGCTGTCCTTTGTAATTTCAATTCACACAAACGTGAATATTCACAAGATACTAACTGAAAAAGCACCTGAAGGAGGGTTTGGCTTTAAAGAAATTGTAGGATACACGCACATTGGGAAACCCCCTACTATTCAGTATTATAATAGAGAATGGATTGGAAGCCCGGTGGGAGTCAACTATATTTTCGCAAAAAGAACTAATCTCACACTGAGATTATCACGGGATGAAATTGTTATTTATGGTAGTGAGAATACCAAAGTTGAGTTTGCTCTTCAGAGATGCGTTTTGAACGGGTGGATATCTGTGAAAAACGCAGCAAATTTTCAATTTGACGTGAAAGTTGTTAACGGTGTATTCAAGGTGAATAAGAAGTTTAATCTCAAAAACTTGAATACGTTTCTTTATAATTCTCCACTTATCGAAGGTCATCCTTCTCTTCGCCAAGGCAAGGAGCAGATGATAGGGGGGGCATCTCCAAACAGGGGTTCGTCTCCTAAATCAGTTGGAAGTAATTCAAATTCGCCACTTTTGAACAGAGGCTGGCAGCCCGAGGTTATGTCAGAGAATCCTCGTTCTAATTTTCAATTGCGGAAGGAACTTGCAAAGGGGAGAAAAAATTACGGTGGTGGTGTAATCATCTCCACCTACGGTGGTCGGCATACAGCAGCTGAGAAAGCTGTAGTACATTTGTATCCAGAACCTGTGTCTCAGCCAGAACTAAAGAAGAAGCGTGCAAGAATGGCGAGAAAGACGCTCAAGTCCCTTGTATTCACACTCAAAAATCCCAAAATAACCTTTACGATATTTGAAAATGGAACAGTTACATTTATGGGTCTCAAGAAGATTGAAGACATTGATATTCCAAAGGAAATCTTCAAAAAGTTGTTCGAAGTTGCGGGAAGCGCAAATACCATGTTTGGTAGCCCCACGTCTAAGAGTGGCAAGACGAATTCTGAACGCCTCGCAGAGAGATACAAACTTGTAGCCGGAGGAAACTGGAATAAAACAAACAAATGGAGAATTCCAAATGGTTATTATATTCGTCCAGGAGTTGATGGAAAGCCACGTCTTTATAAATATGTTAAATTTTTAGAGGGTGGAGCTTTGAATAAAACTTTAAACTTGAAAGCCGTAGCTCCAAAGGTGAAAAAGGCATTTGAGAACATCGGACGGAAAATTCCCGAACATACACTCAAAGTGTTTAGAAATGCGGGAGCGCCGATACCTGTAGAAAATAAAAAGGTGGTTTATAAAAACCTGTCAAACCGTCGTGCCGGAAACTGGAATGCATTCAAGGCTGGACACTACGTAGTACCTGGACCTGGAAAACAGCCAATATTTAAAGAAATACCCAAAATACTTGGGGCGGCTGCTAAAACGGTTGTCAAAAAATACACCGAGGCTGGTGTAAATATCCCTAAACGTGTTCGCAACACATTTAGTATTCCTGCAAATGTCGTTACAGTGGGCAAAAAGACGCACAAACTCACAGTGTCAAACGGGGAACTGAAGATTAACGGTAAGCAAGCGAAACGCTTTACTCAATCTGAACTCCTATCAATAGCGCGCAACCTAAAAATAGCTGGAGCAACAAATTCGACGAATAAGAAGGGGCTCCTGAAGTTGTTAAATGCATTTCAATAGGTCAAACACCTTGTACAATAGCTTGAACAACTCATCCTTTGACTGAATCTTCCCCGGCTCTATAATCTCCATCTCCACCTGATAACTTGTGTCCTCGTCGCAGTCCTTGTCCTCCGGGTCCCCCTTGATCATAGTCAAGTCAATAGAGAGATTCTTGCGAACAAAAGACCAACGCTCCTTGGTCTTTTGCTTATTACTCGTCTCCTCACCGTCATACTCGAAGGGCTTTTCAGTTGAAATTCCGAGCCTGATATCAAAAGGGTGACCCTCAAGCGAAAAGTCATCCACCTTGACCCTCTGCTTGATGCACCCCACATGCTCTTCAGATTCATCGTCAACTGTCAGACGCTTCCCCCCGTCAAAATAATAGACAGTAGCGCTCGTATGCTTGGTCGTCTCCCAGCCTGTGTAGCCATTCAGACCGATAAGCAGCTTCTTGAACGTCTCCTGCCCTACATTCGTGTCAAAATTCTTCTGTGACTTGCGTCCAAATCTAAACTCAATTTCGATATTCTCCTTGTCCTTGTGAGAATTGATGATGCTTTCCCACTTGTCAAACAGACGGTGAGCCATCAAATTCATTTGCTTATTCTAACTCTTTTGTCTCTAAGACGTGACAAGACACGAAATCTCTTAGAGAGGAAAATCGTAATGAATACAAGTCGAAATGAGAGGTCTTTGGAATCTCGGAAATACATGCTATTTCAATACTGCGATTCAGTGTTTGGCACACGTTCCACCCTTGACGAATCACTTTTTTAAAGAAAATCTTGAAGGGTGCCCCTGTGACATTACTAAGGAGTACCAGAAGGTTGTGAAACAGTTATTTATCAAGGATGAAACCAAACCTGTAAGCCCGAGCGATCTCTTGGGAGCTTTTAGGATTCGATTCCCACGCTTCGATGCTGGTCGGCAGCATGATGCGCAGGAGGTTGTCCTTTTGATCATAGATGTTTTCGAAGAGTCACTCGGGAAGGAGTTCATCACAGATCTATTTAATGGGGAGGAGTCCCAGGAGACTTCATGGGAAGGGGGGTCTTCCACAATTACTAACCAATTTACGACACTTATTCTCGATGTGTCCGAGCCATCTCGTCTACAGGATTTAATTGGGGACAAACAAAAATCAATTTTGATCCAAAATTACAAGGATGAAGGAGGGACTGACCATGAAGAGGCTCGGGTGACCAGTACGGTGACCCGGTGGCCCAAGTTTATAAACTTTTCCTTCTCGATGTATGATTATAAATTCCCAGTAGAAATTCCTTTTGAGTTTGAGGGGCGCAAGCTCTTTGCGTGTATCCTACATATGGGACATAAGCAAGGAGGACACTATGCTTTACTCGTGAGACGATACGACAAATGGTATATTAAGGACGACGAGACGATTCATGAAGGTCCTGATATATTAAACATGAGAGGGGAGTTTTATCAAGCGTGGTACCGACCTATCAAAAGCCTGTAAGCTCACCAACTTGAATATCTTCCCTTAGATTGATCATAGTCCTGAAATAGGTGCGGCGATTATTTGCATACGTCTTGTCTGTACGCACCTTTTCCACAAAAAAACCCAAATCTCCATATCCACACTCCACAATGGTGCCGTCCGGTAAATCAAGTCTTTTGTTTTTGATGTGCAATTCCGCCTCCTTATAAGGGTTCCCACGATCCTGCACCCACAACTCGTACCCTTTTCTCAACTCGAAATCGATGGTTATTCTCCCCTTGGGTTTCCACTTGAACATAGTCTCGTGAGTTCCCATGCGAATAGGCTCGTTGATAGGTGTAAGAACGAGCCCGTCCGTCTCGTACTCATAAGTGTCCAGAGCGGGCAATCGTTCAGACCCCCACAGGTGCATATTCTTGACCCGAATTTCAAAGGGAGCTTGCGCCGTCTTGATGATCCCCTTGATCACCTTGCGCGCAGCATCCAGGCGATAGTTCAGGGGTTGGCTCGTGAGATTCTCCCCCTTGACGCGAACTGCATCGTGAACCACAAAAAAGCTCTTGCCCGCCTTGGTTTTCACGAGTTCGCCGTCCAATAAAGTGTCCTTGGGTACACGAATTTTTACCGGCTCAATAAAAAACGCGCGGTTTACCAAAAACACCCCCTCTTCAGTACTCGCAAGCAAGTGACGCACGCCATCTGTTTTTTCACAGACAAAATAAGGCTGCCTCTTGAGCAGGGGGAAGTGCCTACGCTCGATCGAGACGGGTTGGGGTCCTGGAAATCTGGTCCCGTCAGATTTCCACGACTCTTGGATGAAATTCAGAAGGGCTTCGCCCATCTGCGTTTCTTAACTATTAAGACGTTTGTTTGTTTAAGTCGATGACAAGACACGAAACCTTCTTCACTAGTTTAACTTAAACATTAGGAGCGTTTAATAATAAATGAGCAAGCCTGTATTGAAATGGGTTGGAGGTAAAACTCAAATTATGCACAAAGTTCTCTCGAATTTTCCAGATGAAATTCCGGGAGATTACTATGAACCTTTTATAGGTGGAGGTTCTGTTCTACTTTCCGTTATACCACGCGTCAAAGGTAAGATTTATGCTTCAGATTTGAACCCTCATCTCATTGAAATGTACAAAATGATTCAGAATGACCCAGAAGGTCTCATTACTGAACTTTCTATTCTTCAGAATGATATAACCGAAGAGACATATTATAATCGACGTAATCAGTATAATAGTTTTCAAACTCCCGCGTTGTTCATTTATCTCAATAAAGTTGGTTTTCGAGGATTGTATAGAGAAGGACCAAACGGGTTTAATGTTCCATATGGGCACATGAAGAACCCAACACTCATGGACCCTGATAATATTCGCAGAGTATCTCTTGCAATTCAGAATGTAGAATTTACATGTATGAGCTATGAAAAAGCACTGGATAAAACTACAACAAATGACTTTGTTTATATGGACCCCCCATATGTACCCGAGAATGCAACATCATTCACGGCATATACACGGAAAGAGTTCAATCATAAAGAATTTTTTGATAAAATTAAAACATTAGAATCACGGTGGGTAATGAGCAATTCGAGTGTTTTACTTGTACATGAAGCTTTCAAAGACTTTAAAATTGAAGAAATACCTGCAAGGCGCGCTATACACAGCAAGGACCCGTCAACGATGACAACTGAAGTTATAATTAAAAATTAAAAATCCATTTATTTATCTGCTCAAAATAATCCGGGTCTCCTCCAAAAAATATACGAGTTCCTTCCTCCTTGTGAAGTTTACGAGCCACCTGCCACTTCTTGTGACTTGAAAGATACTCTTCAGTTAACCATGGACCCAATACAAAAACATATTCAACTTTAAATTTGTTACCAAGTATATATTCATATTCACGAATGAACCAATTAGCAGCCCCGAGTTTTACATCAACACTACCAGAAACATTCTGATTCTTTTTTTCTATAATTTTCAGAGTGTATGTTTCTCCATTCTGAAAAAGATAAGCTTCATCTGGATGTCTAAATAATTCTATATCAAAAAATTCTTTGAAATATTTTTTAAGATTTATTTGCATCAAAAATACAGTTGAACCTTTTTGAAGATAATATTTCTTTTTTTCAAATCCCTGTGCGATTAGATTTTGTGTATTATCAGTAAGTTTCTCAAATGGAAGACCTGATGCATTTGTTTCAGAACCTCCTGGCATTTGATGTATATATGCATCAGTTTTTTAAGGTTCCAAACGAACACCTGACGCCTCGAGAATATTCCCGAAGCACTCGTGAACGAAATGGCACACGACAATCGCATCGGACATGACCCCAATTTTAATTCCAATTTTCTGAAGTGTCCCGAACATATTTTCGAGCGGACCCTCAAGTGGAAGCTTGATGGGCTCCTTACCGCCCCGGAGCTTCTTGTCAACTGGCTTGGTATCCATCACCCACACGCGCGCATTCGTCTTGGTGCACTCGTAGAGATTGTCCGCGAGCTTCTTACCCACCTCGGTATCAAATGTCAGACCGCGCTGCCCGGCAGGCTCGCTCGAACCCTCCTTGGTTTTCTTGGTAAACTGCTCCCAGTTAATCCCCTCCTTGACCGAGGGAAACACCACCACCTGAACACCCTTCTCGAAAGGGTCTACAACCTTGTAAAGAATCTCATTATTCAGATTGGTCCCGTAATCCATCCAGAAGAGGCGCTCGCCAGTCTTTATGAGCTTGGGGAGGGTCGACCGGTCATCGACAAAGTGAACCTCAAGGTGTTGACCTTTCTGCATGCACACCATATGGAGGTTCATCATGGTGTGTAGGGTTGTCGCACTAATTGATTTATTGCGAGTCACTGCACAAATATGAAGAACGGGCATTTTATTTAAACACCTTTTTAAACCTTAAGTATCTAATTCTGGTCAGCCTTCACCTCAAGCACCTGACTCACTTATAGAATTTAGGTATATATAATATATGTCTGACGCCACAGAAGTTCGTCAAGCAGGACTGGATAAGTTCTATACACTCCCAGCAATCTCTGAAAAATGTTTAAATTCGATTGGTTCTCATTATAAATGGAGCGTTTGGGGATTGGTTGTTGAACCAAGTGCAGGAAATGGAAGTTTCCTTACAAGAATTCCAACTGAAAAAAAACTTGGTATTGATATCTCCCCGGAACACAAAGATATTGTCAAGCAAGATTTTCTAACTTATTCACCCCCAAATAATATTGGAAAGGTTCTTGTAGTGGGCAATCCTCCATTTGGAAGAGTAAGTTCTCTTGCTATAAAATTCTTCAATCACGCTTCTGAATGGGCAGATGTAATAGCTTTCATTATTCCAAGAACATTTCGTCGTGTAAGCGTTCATAATAAATTAAATAAAAATTTTCATCTTGTATTGGATGAAGAAATCCCAACGGAACCCTGCTCGTTTAGTCCTCCTATGATGGCGAAATGTTGTTTCCAAATATGGGAAAAAAGAGTTGCGCAGCGCTTAATCGTTGAACTATCAACGACACACGAAGATTGGGATTTCTTGGGGTTTGGTCGAAAAGATGCAAATGGACAACCAACACCTCCAAATGGAGCGGACTTTGCTATTCGCGCCTATGGCGGGAAATGTGGTGGAATTATTGATACTGGTCTTGAAACATTACGTCCTAAAAGTTGGCACTGGATTAAAGCGAACATAAACAAAAATACATTAGTTGAAAGATTTACCACACTTGATTACGCTATAAGTCTTGATACAGCACGACAGAACTCTATTGGTAGAGGGGACCTTGTAAGACTGTATAGTGAAGCGTATGATTAAAGAGAAGTCTCTATAATTCTATGAAGCATTAATGCTTTCCAACATTCACTGTTAATAGTTGGACGAATAGCATATTCTTTGATATTTTTTTCATCATTCAACGACTCGGTCGTAATAAGACCGTGTTTTTTGATAGTTCCGTGCGCGTATCCACCATATGACACCACGATTTTCTTCATGTCCTCCTTCGGAATTTTGAAGACATACAACTCCCCCTCTGCATCAACATTTTCAGGTGATAGATGATATGCAGTAAGAATATACGAGTCGCAATCGTGAGATGGTCTTATCTGGACAAAGTTGAATTTTGAGTGAGTTGCTCCTCCCAAAGAAACCTTTACTTCGGAGTTCTTTCCATCTTTAGAACAATCTCCAGTACAATCTTCGGCTTTATTCTTAATATAATTGAACTTTGTCCTTATATACTTCTCCAACAGCGGACCATATTGATGTGATGAAACTCCATTAATAACGCAGTATATGTTTGCTTCTTTTAACGAAGGTAACTTCATAACCTGTTTTTCGTGATTAATATTACACAAGGCAAGGTGGTTTTTTAATCTATTTATAGACTCGGTCTTGTCCATATAATTTATACACTTACGGTCGCCTTAAGACGATCCTCGAGCTTTCCCTGGAACCTGATATTTCCCACGTGTCCCAGGACAGTCATGCAGTCGGCAAAAATCTGACCGCCCATCTGCTGCCAGCGCCGGCAAAAGGCATAGTCCTCTGAAAGGTACCGGCGCGTCTGGGGGTCAATCATGCAGTCAAACACCGCCACGTACTCGTCCAGGTCCTTATTCTGGTGGTCATTCACGCAATTGAGCTCGGGGTACTTGGCAAACATCTTGGTAAACACATCTCGCTTGATGAGCATGAAACCAGTAGGACCGTCCAGCACCTCGGCAAAGCCATCTTTGATCTGGGTCTGCTGGTACCGGAAGTTGAGCACGAGGGACGCGGCGACGCGTGCAAGGTCGCGCCCAGTCTCACCCGACTTTACATAGGTTTCCACTTGATCCCACATAACAGTCTTTTTAGGGTAAGCGGCGCACGAAACCTCATGACCAGACTTGATGAGACGCACGACCGACTCGGGGTCAAAGTGAACATCTGCGTCGATAAATAGAAAGTGGGTCGCTGCAGTCTTCTGATAGAAACGAGCGACGGCGAGATTACGCGCGCGATGGACGAGAGACTCGTTTTCTGTCGTATCCAGCATCATTTGGATGCCATTGGCTGCACACGTGCGCTGGAGACGAAGCATAGACTCGGCATACGCTTGGAGACAAATACCGCCGTAACAAGGTGTGCTTACAAATAACACGATTCCAGCCATTTCTATTTTAAGCAAGTTCTTTTTTAACTATCACCTCAATCTTACTTAGAGTCGGCTCGGAAACTTCACAAATTCTGCAAATCTCCTTCTTGTTTGGCTTGAGTTCGAGCTTGCTCAACACGATGTAGATGACCGCGCACGCAATCGCCTTGGGTGTTCTTCCCATCAACTCGACACAATCCTCGAGTGATTTGCACACCTTGACAATCTTGCACTTGACACGTCCTCGGTCGTTCTCTGCGACGCAGATGATACTGTTCATGAAACGAGGAATGAGATCAGCAGGTTGCGTCACGTGAACCGTCTTTTCTGGATTCTGCTCCTGAAAAATATCAGATGTTCTCGAAATATCTTTTGAAGGAATCTGGAAAGCGTCCGCAATCTCCTTGGTCGTTCGCGCCACCCCATTCTCTCGACACGCCTGAAACACACAGTTCGCCTTGATGCCGTTGCGCACAGCCCCCCTCGTCAGTACTGCAGCATTAAATTTATGATATTTGATATTTGCATCGTAGACTACATTATCAGTCAACTTGAGAACATCTTTGCATATTCTGGTAATCTCTGCATAGGCATGAAAAAGAGCTCGATCCTTGTGATTCATTGAGGCGTGCATGTTTATTCTCGCCATCTTAGATTTACCAGTAATCATAGTATTCATACCCCAAGCAGCTGAAAAGAGGTCAGTCTTGACAGGAGCGCCTACGCGTGTAGGGTCTGCTTCTGTTGTATCATTATTCGCTCCAGACCGCCATTCAGGTTCATCGGAGATGAAGGACCCATCTTGAACTCCGCATTCCATACATGTTGGTAAATCAATCTCAACCCCGTCAAAAGTTTTGGGACCGCCACAGAACCGACACATATACTGTTCTACGTTCGAAGTCGTCTCTATCGAAGTTTCAGCCTGACCCCGAAGCAAATCAAAATCTGCCCATGCGCGATGAATATCCATTGTGTCTTACTTGACAAGGGGTGCGGCGCCACAGCCAGGAAAAAACACGAATTCTTAGTAATGCAGTCCGCAGTTCCAGTCGTTGATCACGTAAAACGCGCAGCTCTCGGTGAGATAAAGGCGGGTGGTCCCTTTAACATTTTTAACATTGTAGCAGTGATTGCCATTATTGTAATTGGTTATTTCCTGTACAAGAAGTTCACTGATAAGTTCCAGAAGGGTGCCATCAACATTCCTCAGGTGAGTGCCCTCACCAAGGGTCCCGTGAGCATCGTGGCACAGGCTGCCGAGGTGCCACCCCCAGAGGAGAATCACCAAACTGAATCTACTACGTAATATTTTACACACTTTTTAGAATTCATGCATATGTCGCGCCGCAGAATCTTTTTTAGTTTTTTTTCAGGAATATCAGTCTCCCGTGTGTAAATTTCGCGAAAACGATCCATAAATTGTTCGAGGTTCTCCATTTGATCTTTGTAGTCCTCAAACTTTCCCCAAGATCCGTCCATATTTAGCTGATGAATCAGTATGTACGAATTCTCGGTCATGTGCCGACGGTGACCGCCCAGTAGAATGAAGGTGGCGGCACTTGCACACATTCCATCAGCGATAGTTCGAACCTTTACCCTATCCATGGATGCAATTGCATCCATGGCACTCAGACCCGAGTGCATATCACCACCATCACTCCTAATCCAAATACGGATCTCAGGCTTGTAGGTGATTCCAAGATCCAGGTACTTGTGAAGTAGCTCCTTCTCGAGCTTACGGAGCTTCATAATAAGCTCGAGAACAGTTTGCTCACAAACTTCGCAGTAAAAATACACGTCAGACCCATCCACCTTGACGTATTCATCCTCTACTACGGGCTGGCAGACGCAGCCAGACATTTTTTTAGATAACCCACAGTCTTCGCTTTTATCTTGCGAAATGGACTGAGATGGTTCAAAACATCAATGTCCTGAGGTTGAAGTTTGTATTCTTTCAGTATCTCTATATTTTCACGTTCAGCATATTCCCTCAGAGCGAGGAGTTCGTCATGAACTAAATTCTTACCTGGTTTTCTATTTGACATGGCATCTATTCTTTTCGCACGCATACATGAATTTTGATATTTTGTCCATGTTGATCCAGCTCTAAGTTTAGCCCCGAGTGTGTGATCAATTTCTATAGACGGTAAAATACAACCCCATAAATTGAAATAGTGAAGAAGTTCCCAGTCACCGGCATATACCCTGGACTCGATGATATCAGCCTGACTCAACATATCTATGATAGTAGCGTGGTCCCCTTTACTATCAGGGTAATTTTCATGTAAAATTGAAGCTATATTGCCAGGTTCTTGAACAGGGTGACCTATATAATGAATCGGATTCACAGTTGAATTTTTTGATACAAGTGAAATTAAAAAATCACGAGGACCCTGAAAATCGTCACGCAAATCAGACTTGAACTCGAGGCTCTGAGCCACCACTCGGAGGTCGCCTGCACATGTTGCAATAATGGTAGCGTCAGCCTTTGGAAAAATGTTATTAATTTCTTCGGAATTTTTCACAGGCATATGGTACACGTTAATTTCAAAATCAAATTTCACGGGAACCTGTGACACTATAATAAAAAGACCTTTTGTTGGAGGTTCCGTAATCTCACGCATACCTATGAGATCTGATACGCACTCGTACTCGTCAAGAACCACCGGTAGCTCAGAATTTTTAATTTTAGTTAAAAATTCAATTGTATCCTGCTTGCTCCTCAAGATGTCCGGGGTTAACTCGAGAAACCTTTCTAACTCGTGATGAACAAGCCACGTTTTCCCGGTACCTGTTTTCCCAAGAATACACACGGTAGGTCCCAGTGTCGTGAATTCGTGAGTATTTTTTTGTACCGGTTTAGGAAGATAGCGATCCATGGCGTCAAGTGAAGATGGAGAGGAGGACTCTCTTACCAAGCAGGTATTAAATATGATTTTAGAAAATAACGCACTACGGGATACGGCGTTCCCTTATATTACAGGCTATATAACCTTTAACATCATAATTTTGGTTCTTTTGATTTATATCTCAATAAGAATTAGTATAAAATGACTGTGAAGCTCTACAAGTCCGATAATAAAATTCATAAATTCATGGCAGTTTTCCCGAATGGTAAGGTGGTGAGGTTCGGACGTAAAGGGTACTCGGACTATACGATCCACAAAGACAAGGAGCGTATGGGGCGGTATCTCGCCAGGCACGAGAAGCGTGAATCTTGGGGACGCAACGGGAAATACACGGCGGGTTTCTGGTCCAGACATGTTTTATGGAGCAAACCCTCCTTCCAGGCAGCCTTGCGTCAGACGCAGAGTGTGCTCGGTGAGAAAATAGTCTATGCAAAGTAATAGAATGGGAATCGAGGAAAACCTTGCAAAGAAAGCAGCCACCAAACTTGCAGCATATGCCATCCCAGGCGCGGGTGAGCTTCTCATGGCAAAGAACGCCGCTCAGGGGACAGCCAAGATTGTTTCGTACGGGTTCGCTGCGTGCGCCTTCATCATGTTTGCAATTTTCATTGGAACTATGGCTGGCTGGATTCAGCAGAAGAATAAGGGCGACAAGGCTGACAATACCAAGAAGCAAAATCTCAAGAATTCATGGATCGCATTTTTGGTATTGTTCGTGTGTTGTCTCATAATGTTCTTTGTTGCCAAGGGGGGGTCAGAGTATAAAATTGCTGGAATCGTATAAAATATATTGAGTGATAATAATAATGGGTCTCAAAGAGGCTATGGTCCCAGGAGCCTTTATTGTCGTAGCCGTTTTAGGTATTGCCCTTGCATCGATGAACATAAACACGTACATGAAGTTGGCGGATGACAAGAGAGATAAGAATTCCATGAATAATTTCAATTTTTCCATCTTTATACTCGTGGCTTCAATTTTGGCTCTTGGTGTCGCAGGCTATTTCACCTTCAAGGGGTTCACGAGTGCAGCACCTGAAGAGGCAGCTGCAGCCATTGAGGAAGCCGTTGCTATTGCAAAGAGTCTTCCAAACTTTAGCACAGCTGAGGAAGCCGTGCCCACTACTGAGCAAGTTCAGGCTTTAATGACGCCCAACAATGTGCGTCACGCTCAGGGAGCTATGGATGCCGAACTTAACAAGCTCATTTCAGGTCTTGGGGAAACGAAGCAGATGAAGAATGCTCAGCTCCAGGCGCGTCTCCAGGGGTTGATTGCGGCAATTGGGGCAGCTCAGGCTGCAGCAGCCGCAGCATCCTAGAAAGTTGCTCCAGGGGGTGTCATGGGTTTTGCATTTTGAATCTTAATTGGTGTTGGGGTGGGGGGAGCGCCAGTAATTTTAGTTTGAAGACCAGCTGCGGTTCTGGCAACGCGCGCGTTCAGTCCAGCTTTTGCTGCACCCGCGAGTTGTGAACCGTAACCTCCTATAGCTTTTTTGAGAACATTTGGGGTGAATCCTAGGGACGCGCCAGCCTTGGTGATACTGTTGAGAGAAAAGCTTTTCTTCTGACCAAACATTTACTATTACACTGTATTATTTTTACTGGGTGGCACGCTGGCTGACAGTCTGGCTCAGAGCGCGGAATGCCTCGGGAGTCTTGCTGACGTCGTAATTTACCGCGCATCCTGGTGCAATTCCTAGAGACCCAGCCTCAGCAAAAGCATCCTGGTTTGCGCCCAGGTACATAAACGTCCAGCCATCCTTGGTCTTCTGCTCGATGAGGTCCTTGATGTGCGCCTTAGTATATTTACAGCTTGCATTCTCTTGACCGTCAGTCAGGATAATGACGAGTGGATTGGAACTCTTCTCAGACTTGATTGTCGTGCCGATCGCATCGAGAAGTGCCGTTGACCCGCGAGGCTCGAACGTCTCGGTGGTCAAAGGCTTGATATTCTTGAGATCCACGTCACTATAACTGATCAAAATCTCATGATCAAATTGAATCAAAGTGAGCTTGCCTCCGAGAGCCGCCTGATCCTTGACGAATGAATTGAATCCGCCAATTGTGTCGTCGCGACACGTCTCCATGGATCCCGAGCGGTCGAGCAGGAAAATGAGGGATCGGTCAGCCATCTGGTTAAGCTTTGCTTTTACACCTGCGAGGGCAAATCTTGGCGGGGACATGACACGAATTTGCTTTACGCCCGTACACTGATTTGCCATTTACGCGGATAATATAAGTTCCTTTAAGAGTCACATAGAATGGGCGCCCCTTGGTGTTTTTGTACCCTGTGATCATATAAGGAATTGGTCCAATAATTTTCATAAGAGCCTCGCGCCTGGTGGGACCTTTGGTCGCCTTCAGGAGGGCGTTCCGGCGTGAAACTTTGGGAGACCCCTGCTTGACGTATTTTAAAAGTAAATTGCTTCTGCTTGGCATTACTATAAGATTCTAAATTATTTATAAAGTACATAATATGTGCTGGAGTGCGGATGGATCTCTCGCTACGTGGGCAGCTGCCATGACTCTTGCCGGAATAACACATGGGTATGATCCCAAATTATGGGTATTTGCGGCTATATTTACACAGATGCAACTTGTAGAATACTTTTTATGGAAAAACTTGCAAGTACCTCGCCTCAATACATTTTGGTCACAAATTGGTTTCCTTATCGTCTTAATCGAACCTGTTGCAGCTATATACTTGATTGAAAATGAGTCTTTACGAAACAAGTTACTTGTAGGTTATGCCATGTATGTTGCAGTACTGCTGTCGACTCAAAAGTTCGATTTCAGAACAGTCGTTGGTGGTAATGGACATCTTGAATGGAAGTGGATTCCTTCGTTATTTAAACTTATACCCTGGTTTGTATTCTTTCTCGCACCTATATGGATTGCCGGGTACCATGAAATTTTTATAGGAGCCTGTTTGACTTTACTTGCAAGTATTTACTTTTATGGGAAATACGGTACATTTTCAACAATGTGGTGTTGGATAGCGGTATCCATGTGGGTTTACTTTTTCATAGATAAAAATAAAATCTTTGGAACAAGTACCACTTGATGGTCGGCTTCGGGAGCTCACACGCTCCCTCGGATTCCTTTTATACCCTCGATCTCTCATTACTTAAGCGCGTGTATGACGAGTGGACCGAAGCTCTTCCCAATATTAAACCATATTATGCAGTCAAATGTAACCCAAATACCAAGATCATCGAAGCCCTAGCCAAGATGGGATCGAACTTTGACTGTGCAAGTCCAGCCGAGATTAAACAAGTGCTGGACTTGGGGGTTGAGCCAGAGCGAATTCTTTATGCAAATCCGTGTAAACGTGTGGAGGAGATTTTGTATGCAAAATCGCGTAAAATTTTGCGGACCACGTTTGATAGCGTGTGCGAGCTCAAAAAGATTGCTTCTGTATTTCCTGAGTGTAAGCTCCTTTTGAGAATCCGTGCTGATGACCCATCAGCGCGGTGTAACCTCGGCGTCAAGTATGGCGCTGAGGAAAATGATTGGGACGTTCTGTTGTTTACAGCCCGGACGCTCGGTCTCGACGTGATTGGAGTTTCCTTCCACGTCGGATCGTTTGCGTCCAGTTCTAAGGTTTTCGAGGAGGCGGTGCGGACCGCTGAGAGAGCTGTGGACTTGGCACGCGAACACGGGTACGACCCTCGCATCATCGATATTGGTGGGGGATTTTCCTCCGCCTCTGGATTGCCTAAAACCATCAGTGCTCCAAAAGACATTACACTCATTGCCGAACCCGGGCGTTACTTTGTCGAACAAATCATGACACTGTACACACCCGTCATTGGGACAAAAGGTTCCGGTATAACCATCAGTGAAAGTCTGTATGGCGCATTCAACTGCATACTCTTTGACCACGCCCAACCACAGGTCAAGGAGGTTCTAGATCAATTTTGGAATAAAATTAGTGGAGAGGAGGCTCCACTGACAATTTTCGGTTCAACCTGCGACGGGGGTGACATCATTTACAAAGAACTCAATTTACCCGTGAATATTAAGGATGATGACTGGATCGTCTGGGACAATATGGGAGCCTATACATCTGCAGCAACAACCCAGTTTAACGGTATTCCTTTCAATGATCGCCCCATCTTTTATATTGGTCATTATTAAGTAATGCCCAAAGAACAGAAGTTACCCTCTTTGAAGATTGGGTCGAAAAAGTTTCCATCCAGTCTCAATAGAATCATGAACATGCTTTCACCCCCATTAGGGAAAAGACCAAATAGTATGCTCAAAAGATGGCTCCGACTTAATTAACTTAAAAGTTATATGTGTATGAAACACATGGTGAAGCTCGGGTGGACAGACAATTTTGAATCAAAATTCAAAAAATGTTATGGGGAGTTCCCTGAACTCGATTCATGGGTAAACAACTTGTACCAGGACAAGACATTCCCGACCCAGTCTGAATTTAACGCAGCTTTTGACGAGTATTGCACCACAAATGGTGCGACCCGTGAGAAGCTCCACCGGTGCAACAAGGTGGTCATCCTGACACCAGATGACCTCGCGAAATTTGAGTATGAAGTCTCCCAAGAAGAGTTTGAGGAGGACTACACTAAATTTATCAAAAAACTCAAGTCACTTTTCGAGTGCGAAAAAATTGTTTTCTTTTATTAAGAATGAACCTTGTCATTATCGTTCTGCTTGTGGCTATCCTCGCCGTCCTGGTTCTTCGCCGCCCCGCCCCCAAGCTGATAAAGAAGTGCCCTCTGGGGTACTACTACGCACCTTGGGCAGCCTCAGGCACAGAGTGCATGCCCATCGGCGAGGCATCCTCAGAGGCTGGCATCTCAACCGATTCCAAGGTTCCAGAGATGTATTCGCCCAAGATGTCCCCAGCATCGGAGGCGAACGCTGTCTTCTACAAGCACCTGATGGATCCTTCCTATTAAATTAATATTTGCGAATACAAATGAACACTGTTTTTATTGTGATTATGGCGATACTGGCGCTTGTCGTTCTCTTGAACATGTTCAAACCCAGCCGTCCATCTCCCAAGTTTGACAGCATGTGCTCTCCAGGCTACATGCCCACAGGCAGCGGGTGCGTCCCAACCAACGAGGACATCGGCATGGGACCTAGACCTTGAAAATAATAACAGACAGAATTAGGATGCGGCGTACAAGACACATCCAGGTGAGACTCACCTGGCCTGAAAGGTACTTCTCGGGTCTGAGTAAATCTATGAAACTCATACGCGAAAAGGAACTGCTTAAACGGAGGAAACTCCCATACTCGAAATTGTCCCTCGGGCGCTCCAACGCAGGCGGGACGCGCAAAAAGTCCAGGTGGACCTTGTTGTTTCACAAAACCTACCCAGACCTCAAGTTTAATAAGAATGCCATTTCCAGACAAACAGGCATATCCAGATCTACCCTCAATACTGTGTATAACCGCGGACTCAAGGCGTGGAAGACCGGTGGGAGCCGCGTTGGAGCCACCCCGCAGCAGTGGGCAATTGCCCGTGTATATAAATACGTTCTTGTAACCAAGAAAAAGGCACCCAAGGAGTGGTACATAGGAAAATCGGACCCAGATAATAGTCTGCGTTAAGAATCCTCACATCTTTCCAAAAAATAATTGGCAATTGGTTCCACAAGTCTCTTGCCCTCTCCGGATAGTTGTAAAAGTCCTTTTTTTGTAATTCCTATATCCTTCAACGGGTCAAATGAATTCTTGGTCAAAATATCCCAACGCTCACGATACTTGCGATTCTCCAAGGATCCGTGCCAATAATGAACAATAGTTCCCGAGACCCATGAAAGAGATAGTTTATTCACTTGTTTTTCGTAATCGAGTAAAAGTTTTTTATAATTTTCATGTATATTTCCAGGATAGCTGTCAGCAACCTTTCCTATGAGCGCCATAGCCATGTGTCTGTCACCTGATCCTAAAATAGCCCAATCTACAAGCCCACCCATCGTTTCGAACGCTTTGCGGGTGCACGCCCATGCATACCCTGGATGCCAAAACCCGTACTTGTCATTTTTCAAGTAAGGTTTACCGCTTCCACAAGCCATATATCCGAAACTCTTATCAGTCTTGACATGTTCGCCGTTCGGTCCGAGATTTACTACAGAGTGAAACATTTGTACAATGTTGGAGGCATCTAAAGCTTGGATGGTATCTCCCACCCAATTTTGGTTTAAAAATGAAATATCAGCGTCAACCCATGCTACATATTTCCAGTTTTGAGGCAAGTCACTGACTGCAATATTAATCATACTTTCCTTTATCCATAAAGAGTGTTCTGTTTCGACTTTTATGTGTTTCCAGACTCCCGGGAGTTTTCCAAGGGGTGTAAGTCCTGAGCACTCGGCAACAATTATTCGTATTCCTGAAGTATTTTGAATTCTATTTACAAATTCAACAAATAATTGTTTTCGTCTCGTGAATCCACAAAAGTTGAAATAGGGTAAAATTATATAAAGCAAGTCTTGATTGCGAATGCACTGCATCTACTGATAGTCTGTATTATTTACTTCTTCCATGGCGCGCAGCTTGCACGCATAGTGAACCCTGCTGCAGTGCAAGCACCTCACTTCCTGATAAGGTACAGAATCTCGTAGACGGTCCCCACATCCGAATCGCGACCAGCGAACCGT